TTGAAAGGAGTAGCCCATTCTACTTGATCGCCTTTTGCCTTATGATATGCAGAGGCACGCATAAGAGCGAAGTTTGGAAAGTTATGACCGTCAACGTCTATTAATCCAATGTTCATTACCTATTGTTTTAAATTATTATTCACCCAGCATCGTATTATACATCGCACGCTTCAAATCCGGGCGCCAGGCAAGACAAGACTCTTGCGGATCGCAGAAGGTGTCAATCAGACATTCGGCGGCGGTAACAACGCGCTGCCAGTTGCTGCATCCGCATAATCTCATTCTGCGTTTAATAAACTCGTATAAGACAAGACGGTTGTCCACTTCATCCTCATCACAGTATTCTTCCTCGGCTATTTCTTTACGGATGGCAAGAAGTTCCAGTTTATCCTCGTTGTCATCATCCCACTCTGTCCAGCTTTCCTCATTACTCCACCTATTGTTGAAGAGTTCCTCCATCGGAGAAAGCAGATTGTATACTTTCTCAAAGTCATTCTTGGATGCTTTTGCTATTGTTATTTGATGTGTTGCCATATTATTTTTATTCTTGATTTGAATCGTTAGATAGAAGTAAGACGATAGCTGCAATGGCAAAAGTCATTCCTAAGATGGCATACGTATATGACTTAGATGATTTGGATTCTAAGGCAAAATGAAAGTTCAAAGCAAAAAGGATGACATTTAAAACCACAAATATTATATCGAAATAGATTCTCATATTACTTTATTTACTGGTTACTACTAATTTTTTATTCAGTTTTTTTATTAGTTGTCTTATTACCCATGCGCGACATACATTACGTTGTCCGGGGTGATTGTCATACATTATTGCAGCGTCATCAAGATATTTGATAATTTTCTGCATGTCTGTTTTGCATACTTCCATTATCCCGATGCTGTTAAGAATGATTTGACCAATTCATTGAAATACATTTCATCGGTCGGAATATCATCGTCAGAGTTCATAATCTCGGAAGCGATGGATTTCTTACGGTGAATAAGGGAGTATATCGTATGGTCGATTGTACCACGACCAAGCAGATAATAACAGGTTACATTGTCCTTTTGTCCTATACGGTGCGCACGGTCTTCACATTGACAGCAATCTGCATATGTCCATGCAAGTTCAATGAAAGCAACATTTGAAGAAGCTGTGAGTGTGAGACCAACGCCGGCTGCTTTAATGGAACAGATGATGAGTTGCACATTGGGGTTGTTCTGGAAAGCATCCACGGAAGCCTGTTTGTTTATTGCGCTATCACGTCCTGTAACTGTGACGGCTTTCGGAAATACCTTTTGCAGTTCATCTACAATCTCATGAAGCGAGCAGAACACAATCAGTTTTTTGCCACTGTCAAGGAATGTCTTGATAAAGTCAACAGCTTGTGCAATTTTCCCTTTGGTAGCTAAGGAACGAAGTGTCATGAACTTCACAAGTGCTTCCATACGCATCTTGCGGCGTATTTCCCAATCTGTACATTCTGTATATTCTTGTAGGTATGTAGCGAGATCGGAAGCTGCAAGATTGTATTCGGCACTGTTAGATATATCAACATACAGGTCTACTCGTGTTTTGTCAGGTAGCTGGGGAAGTACCTTTGCTTTTTCACGGCGTATCATGCAAGTATCATAGAGTTGCCGAGATAGTTCGGAAAGTGGTACAGCCGGTTCCGCATCCTTGTCCTTCGGGTCAGTGCAATAGTCAGCTATGAATTTTCCTCGACCGCCAAAGTCGTTTAATCTGTTCATGATAGAAAGTTGCGCTATCAAATCCTCCGGACGGTTGACAACGGGGGTACCTGACAGGAGTATTATCCATTCCTTGCCAACAGACAAACCTTTGGTAAAGATTGTTTGCTGTGCAGACGGGTCTTTCACACGATGGCTTTCGTCGATGATGATTGATTTGAACATCTGTATTTGAGGACAGAATACAACATCTTTGAGACGGAACTGCTTACTTTTCGCTTTGATGTCCCAAACAAAATATTTGCGCAAACTTTCGTAATTTACCACTGCTACCTGATGTACTCCCATAGATAACAAGTAATTCCATGTTGTACGTACAGCATTGTCAAGAACGACCGCAGATTTATCCGTGAATTTCTCGAACTCGCGTTGCCAGTTGATTTTGAGCGAGGATGGGCAGATAACAAGACAAGGATATGCATTGGCTGTATCAACAATGCCGATACTTTGCAATGTCTTTCCTAATCCCGGTTCGTCACCGATAATAAGACGGCGGTGTTCCAGTCCATAAACTATACCTTCACGTTGATAGTCGTATGGTTCAACGCGCAGATGATGTTTGAGTCCGTTCATTGTTGTATTTCCAACCATTAAGTTCATAAACACGTTTCTTTGCTTTCTCACGATCGTAGAAGATTGGCTCACTAAGTACCGGAGAGGCTGACTGAAAGCTATCTGTTACCTCTGTATAGCGGTATATGCGGAATCCTCGTCCGTGTGGAGTGTAATGATATTGTCCTACCTGTGGTTTCATTTGAATTCTTCTATTTCTGTGATTAAATCATCTTTGTCAATACCTTTGATGTACTTGTTGAGAACAAGGTCAATACATTGGTTATAGAATTTCTCAAATTCGTGTTGTTCCATGGCGGCAAACGATATACTGAGATACTCTATTTCATGTTCACCATATTCGTTGAGAGTGTTAGTGAAGTAGCCAAGGTCACGTTTGAATCTGCGAAGCATATCCTGTTCATTATGTATATGCCATTTTTCGACTAATGGTAGGGGCAAATTGTCGAAAGTAAGGCGTACCAAAGCGAAAAACTTCTTGTGGTGCTCATAATTGCGGGGATTGCTAACCTTACACTTGACTACATTACCAATCTTCAAGTGTTTCTTTAGTTCGAGGTCTGTATTATACAGAGGAACTAATCCATATTGAGTTACTTTGCAATATATGTCCATTGTTAATTGTCTTGTGGAGTTAAACACCAGTATTGGAAAGCCAATTCTTCATATTTCTCGCGTCCACGGTTGTAGACTTTATCATCCCGATTGATGAACTTCTTGAATACTTTGCAGTTCTTTTTGCTGATAGCATAAATGAAATCACGGTTGGAACCTGCAATGTCCATATACCAAGCACGACTCCTGTCCCAATCGAAGAAGTCAATCGCTTCTTCAAACTGTTGTTGTGTTGAGGCAAATGTGGTTTTAAGATCACCGCCGAAAAGACCGAGCCACCAATCCCACTTACATCTTGTATCAAGTGAAAAGGGGAAACCGCAATAAGTAAATTGTTGTTGTGTGTTTACCATGAAACGCTGTGTTTCGGCATAACCAAGCACTTTAAAAAGGAACTCATCGCGGCGTGCTTCCATGCGAAGTGCTTTCTGCATTTCTTGTGCATGTCGGAACTCATCTTCGGTATATTGTTCATCATCTACTGTCAGGCGGTAGTAGTCTACTCGTGCTGGTTCGGTAATAATTGCATCTACCAATGAGCCAAAACGAAATGCAGCTTCTTTATCACCAAATTGCATTCGAGGATGAAGAATATTTTTCAGTTCGGTGAGGTCAGAGTTACTGACCTCACTACGACTATAATATGTATCGGGATTGTGACTCATGGTTACTTTGCTTTCACATCGTCAATATATTGTACACTCTCATTTTCAATATAGACACTATCCTTGTTAGCCAGTTTTTCACAGAACGTAATTTGTTTCTTGAATAACTTACTCAACTCTTCAACCGAAAGTGTGCACCCTTCTTTACTCCACCACATTGAGAGTATTGGCATGATACCTTCAGGATTAAGTAACTCTATTTTTTGAGTGACTTTTACTTTGGGCTGATAATTCTGCATAGAAGCCTGTTCAGAAAATAATCCGTTCATTTCAGCTTGCTGGCGTGCCATTTCCGCCTTTTGCTTTTCTTCCTCTTCTTTGCGTTTGCGTTCTGCCTCTCGCTCTTCGGCTTCCTTTCGTTGGCGTTCTTCCATTTCAGCTTTGACACGTGCAGCTTCGGTCGCATCAGCTTGTGCCATACGTTCGAGGTTTGCTTTCTTTGAGGGCAGACGGTCAAGAATGAAATCCTTGTTGTCTTGGATTTCTGCAGTGTATTGTTCGGTAAATTGCTTACCAAGGCGTTCCTTTGTGTCAGTTTCAAATTGTCGAAGCTCGTCTACCGAAATATTGGCAGGTATACGGATGAGAGTATGGAGATTATGTAACCAGTCAGCAGGAAGAGAAACCGAAAAGTTCTTTATCTCACTGTACACTGTGTTATAGTTCTCGAGCGTAACACTGTTATCCTTTGTAGTGAGCCAATTGATGGATTGATTGAGATATGTTTGGAATTGTGCCTTAAAATCCCCTTCAATGTCTTGTCTCAATTTTACACGGGCTTGTTCCGCTTGTTGACGTTTATACTCTTCCTGACGGCGTTTTTCTTCTTCGGCACGTTTCTTTGCTGCATATTGGTTACGGTATTGTTGGAGTTTATAGGGGATAGTATCAACTTTGGTGGGGTCAATAGCATTCTCTATTACCGTAAACTCTCGACGGATGTCATCAAAAAGTTTTGTGACAGGCGAACGTTTTTCGTTCATCTTCTTGACTGTTTTACGTGCTTTTTCGATGAAAAGAGCTGCCTCTTTATCAAGTTCGTCAGTCATTCCACCATTAGTTGTAATGGTATTGAGTATGGATTGCCCGGCACTGATACATCTTTCACATGACAGCTTGTTGTCACTATATGATTGTGGAGCAGCAGACACTATGGTCTGTATATTTTCCTGCTTGATGATTACTAATTCTGAAGACATATGTACAATGTATTAAGGTTAGAAAGTATCATCGTTATCTCCTTGACTTGCTGGGTCAATAGTTACCCCTGCCGACATATCAGGTTGAGGCGCGAAATGTTGCTCTTCTTGCTTTTCTTGTGGTTCGGGTTGTGTGGTATCGATTCCACTGTAAGGATCGAAACCTCCTTGCGGGGTATCAATGATGTCGGATTCCATGACGGAACCTTTACCGATATTGATTTTAGGATAAGTCTTGAAAGCGTGTTTGATGCATTTGGCAATGAGGAAGCCGGTATCAATCTGCCCATTGATATTGTAGAGTGCATTGCTTTTCACTACAGTTTCTCCGGTGCGGCGGTCTTTATAGGAATTTTGTTTCTCTGAATAACCTTGTAACCGTTTCCAGTCGGTTTCTGTCATAACAGAATAGTCAATTGACCCATCTGCACGTGTGATTTTGACAAAGCAAGCAACAATACGGTCGCTTTTGCGAGGAAATGCAGACATATAATTGACAATCTTCACTCCGTTCTTCTCTCCATATTCAAAACTATCTCCGTCATAGACAATAACTGGATTGTCGGCATGGCGTATCTGTCCAACTTTTGCACGCAGTGCCAGCTCTCCATATCCGGAGATAGCGAGACTGCATACTTTTTCCCAAACTTCTTTGCCGTTTGAATCAACTCCCACTTTGCAGTTACGGGTAAGAAGATAACACAGTGCTTGCGCACCAGGAGCCAATGTGATACCTTTGACAGCAAGGTCGATAAACGCATAGAAGATAGATGTTCCGGAGCATAAGCGCAACTCATCTTTGTCGCGTAACTGCTGGTTGAAGTAAATAGCTTCACGTTCATAGACGTTTTCTCCGCCTTCTTTCCAAATGGAATTATACACGCTGATAAACTGGCTACGTACACGTTCATTGCGTATTACGTCAATTGCTTTCATTTGTTGCAACTCTTTAGCCAATGAAATAGCATTGCTCATAATTAAAAATTTAAAAGGTTTATAATACAGTTTGCTTTTGTGATCCGAAGCAGATTCGAACTACTACTTTCTATTGATGTGCTTCCTACACTATCGGATCTGGTTGTCATTTGAAATAGTCTTGTTGTTTTTGTTGAAGGACGCGTAACTCTACTGTGCGATATTCAACTTTGCCCGGGCGCTTACAGGGATTTATCTTACCCTGCTTGCGCCATCTATCCACATTGCCGCGACCGAACATTGCGTATGCTTGTCGCTGACTAACCATTTCGGGATCGTTGCGTGTGTCAGCAAGCATTCGAACCACTGATGTAGCAACATCGTGGATGAATGTGTCATAAGTGACAGATTTATCTGTGAAATCAAGTGTGAACATAGAGTGTTACTTTCTTTGATTATTGTGACAATGCATCGTAATATTGTTTATTGGCCATATATTCATCGGCTATTTGGCGGTCGGTGCATCCATTACCGAGTTTCAGATATATAGCCTCGTATGCCTCTTGTGGCATAGCATAAACTATTTGTTCTGTACGATCAGTGGTACCTGCTATACCGAGCAAGCAGAAGAACATAATGAAGCCTGCTACAAAAACGACGATTTGTTTAGTGACTCTGTTGAAATTCATAATTTAATTTTTTACGTACACATTGTATTTATCTAGTGATTTCTTTCACGATTGAAAAGCAACGCATTGGTTGCATTTATGTCGATGAAGTTTGTCCAACCGGCTTTATGTAGTGCAATTGCCGCTTCTCTGATTGTTATTGAACCATTCTCAACTTTATCTCTTAGTGATTCTAGTATACTTCTCATTACTTCTTTGTTATTTATGGATTATTTTAATCGGGTTACTGTTATGGTGCGTTTTTCGCGATCAGTCTCTGTTTGATACTTGCGGTCAAGAATTAACCCGAGGTCAGATGCCTGGGCACGCACACTCTTGGTTTTCGCTATGGGGAAAGTAATCTCTCCGCCTACTTTCAAATCCGTTAAAGCTGGACGTACTTTTACTTGATTTTCTGCCATTTTCTTTGAGGTTTATGGTTTATTGTTTAACTTTATAATGCAAATGTAGTGTTTGCGCTATAAATGTAGCTTAAATACTACGTTAATAATATCTAAAACGCTACATATTTTTTGTAAAATGCTGAATGTTAGAAAGATTGAACAAGCTATGTCCGATGCAAAAATTACCAAGGCTCAATTGTATAGTCGGACTAAAATTGCGAGAACTACACTTGATGCAGTTCTCAATGGAAGTGATGCTAAAATCAGTACTATTGAAACGATAGCTAATGCTTTGGGAGTGCCAGTTAGTTACTTTTTTGATGACCAACAGGCAAGCCATAACG